CAAAGCAATCACAGATAACATGTGTCACACCTTTTGTAATCATAGCATCGCTGTCATAGTAAATGCGTGTCTTGTTATCCACAGCACCTACATCAACCCAAATACTGCTGATACATCCGCTTACCAGCTTGTCATCACTGCGCAACTCTTCTGGCAGTGTAGTAGGCTTCTTGGCCATGTCAATCAGCATTTGATACTGATCCATAACATCGTCAAACAAGTCTAGTTCTTCTGCCCAGTTTTGTATTTTATTCACTACCAAAATCCTAATGTTCTGCCGTTGCCTGCTATAATAGCGCAACAGGTTAATATGTGTAATACAATCCAAAACGTTCTAAACGCTAGGGCTCGTCTTACATCTTTTTGTCTAATGGGCAAGAACTCTGGTTTGTCATCGTCACTGAGTCCGATTGGCATTCCAACTGTCCTTGCCCACATTTTTAAAAAGCGTCTTTGCCCACTCATTACCACCAGCCTAATTTTTTGGTGTTGTGTATGATAATTGCAAAGCAGGTGAGGATATGTACTATCCACCAAAAAGTTCTAATCGCCGCAACAGCATTTGCTTGCGCATCAGTTTCGCCAACTTTCTCTCCTAGGCTTTTAGCCCATATCCGCCACCATCTTTTAATCAAGTTCTGTTTCCTCGCAGAGCAAAATACATTCCGCCTACCCAAAGTAGTACATGCAGATTGTCATACCATAAGACGTCCCAGAAACTTTCAGGTTCGCCTGTCCATATAACACCTGTCATAATACTGGCAATAGTAATACCACTAAAACGTGTAATAACATCGCCAAACTCTTTTGTGCGTTTGATATAGTCTGCCATGCCGCCTACTAATAATCCTGCGGCAGCACCAAGCTCTCCAAGTACAACAAACGACCAAACTAATAGTGTAAGTTCTACTGGAGAGTCTTCAATGTTGATTGGCCACTTGTTCATTCCTTGCTGAAAAAATACAACAATAAGCGGAATACGAAGCAGCCAATGAGTCATACAAAACTCTGGTATTCTATGTACTAAAGTTTTAATCATCACAGATCAGCCAGCAACTCCTTGAGTTTCTTTTTTGACTTGCCTTTTACTTTGGCTTTTGAGATATCGTTATCTCCGTCGCCTACAACTACAATAGCAATCATGCCCATTGTTTTGTGTGGCGAACACTGATATAGATATACGCCTGGTGTGTCAAATGTAATCGCAACTTCTTTTGATAGTTTTGATTTACGTGGTGCGTCCCATCCGTCCGGACCTGCAATAAATTCTACATTGTGTCCTTTTGATGTTGGCAACCATGTGATTGTATCGCCTACGTCAATACGTGCAATATCTTCACTGTACACCATCTTTGCGCCATCTTCACGCTTGTTTAGCATATCGATTGTCATGTCTTCAGCAAGTGCTGGTGTTGCCATTGCAAGGACAAGACTTACTGTTGTTAGTAGTTTTCTCATTTGTTATCCTTTATGTTGAGACCGGACGGATTGTATTGTTCGCCATTATAGCCAGGGTAGGTGTCGTCCTCTACCCCAAAGTTACATGATGCAACAATAAACAAAAATGCTATTGATGCATATGCGGTTCGCTTGCTCCATGTTATGAAGCCTTCGAATGTTTTCTCCGCTTCTTTTTGAGCGGCTTGTCTTGGATCGTCTAACTGCCCCATCCTGCAAACTCCTCTTTGTTTTGCATTCTCACGTGTCGTGTGGGCAGGTAGTAATCAGTTTTACCCAAACATTCCCAACCTGTTTCTGCAAGCAGCTCTACTAAATGTGTCTTACTGCTGAACTCCATGGTGAATGTTTCGCCGTTGCTTCTATTGAGAATAGTATAATTCACTACTCTAATCCTATACAAGGAATAAGAATACTTTGCTTACAGTTATCTGGATAAGCAATCGCCGAGCCGAGTATAGGCAATCCTACCATACCAATAATGATAATCAAGAATGCCCAGCCTAAGCCTTTTGTAGTACAATATTGTGTTTGTTCACTCATTTTACAATCCTAATATTCCAAACAGGTTAAACCAACCCATTGATGTTCCGATAATGATTGGTAGTGCTACCATAGTAAAAGCAATAACTAAAAATGCTAGTATGGCGCCGTCGTTGTGATACGGTTCGTTTGGATCACTCATGCTCGCCACCATTTGCTCGGCCGTTGTACTTACGTCCTGACTTTAACAAACTGTTAAGTGACTCTGGATTTTTTTCTGCTTGACGAAATGTTACTGCTGTAATTGTAATACCGCTGATTAACAAGATATGAAATGTTGCACTAATGCCAAACGCATAAAAACTTCCTACCATTACTGCAAAGATACCTGACCAAATAAAGAATAGGCACTGAAAGATCATGTGTCCTACCATAGGGTCTAAGTTACGTAGTGGTGACTTTTCAACTGTCATCACGCTTTCCCACATTTCACGTGGAATGTTTGCAATTTCTGATATTGTGGTTGCCCAACCAATGGGTTTTGGATTCTTCATAGTTTTCTCCTGTGTGTCTTTTAGTGTGTACTATATATAGCATAAAAAAACACCAAAGTCAACCATGTAAGGTGTGTTAAAGTGTAGCAGGCATAGTAAACAACGCTCTTACGTCATGTGGTTCTTCGTAAGCAATAGGCTTACGTGCAAAGACACACCACTTGTATGCAAACATTGTTTGATTGTTTGTACAGAATTCTCTAAAACTTGTTCCAGTTGTGTACACATCATCTACAACCATCCAAGGATGGTCACCAGGCGTTGCATACTTTTCCATTGCATACTGTAGTGGCAAGCCACCACGTGGAATACCAACTACTTTGCTAAAAGGTTCTGTTTGATAATCCATAATCATACGTGCAAGTCCGTCCCACCATTCTGGGCGTATAGCATCGCACTCAATCTTCCATGCTAGTTTGTTTCCTGCATGGCTAATAAAGTCACCTACTTCAAATAAGTTTGCACTAGTGTGATATGGCATTACATGACTCCTTAATCATCTTGATGTTTTGTGATATCTTTGCATTGAACTCTGCATCTGTTTGCGAATGTGCTAGTCCTTCACTTAGTGCTCTACTAAAACTTGCTGTAATGCTTTCGTTCATTGACAACCTGCGACATGCTTCCATAGTAGGATAACCGCCACTGAGGAATACAACACGTTCTACGTTAGGAAACACTGTAAGATTGTGGTACAAGTTGGGTACTTCTGGTGGTGTTAGTTTGAGAATACATTTGCCTGGAAACTCATCTAGGAACTCTTGCAAGTGAAACATAAGAGCTGATTCAACTTTAGCTTTAATAGGATTGTCGATAGGTATTTCAGGCTCAATGATTGGTACAAGACCGTAGTCACAAATAGTACGAGCAAGTGTAAACTGTTGTTTGAGTACAGGATGTACCATGCCGACACCTTTAACAATGCTACGCATCTTTGTACCATAAATCTTAGGACCAATGCCGTTTGTAGCAAACTCCAACATCTGCTTTACTGGAAACTGTTTGAGTGTTCCATCTTCATCACATCCACTGTCGATCTTTAGGAACGTGTCAATGCCTTTTTCATCCAAGACGTTAACCATGCCACGGGTGACTGTGTCTTGGTAGAGGATTGCTCCCCAGATGTTTTCATCGTTGAAGTCAGGACTGTTGACCATTCTAAGACGCATAGCATGAACTTTCTCCATCTTGTTTTCTTCTGTGTATTCTTGTCCGTAGCGTTCTAGTACGCCTCCAGTTGAACCACCACTGTGATCCATTGCTGCAATAAATCTTGGATCACTCATATGACTCTCCTGTTTCACGGAAGAAGTTTTCACTCCAAAACGCTTTGTCGTCAATCCACACATCGTAGTTTTCTTTTTCGCCTACGCTTAGTTCGTGATGCTTTGCGCCCCAGTCCATAAGTTGCTTGTATGTAAGTTCGTAATAATCTACACCGCTTACACAGCCACGTGCTGTCATATATTTTATTGTGTGTCCTGCATCGTATAATGCGTTTACTCGTGCAATGCGCTCTGGCATTGGAATATGATTAGCATAGTCTTTTTTACCACTACCATCCATAAAGTAAACCTCTTGACAAATAGTTCCGTCGATGTCAATCACATATTTCATTAAATGTCCTTTGTGTCAAAGTTTAAAGTGGCACTTCTGTTGCTAGGCAGTACCCGCCCCCACATACCCTTAGGCTGCTAATGCCATTTCTGGCGC